AAACCACGTAGGCCTTGTTGGCCTCACTCCGTCGCTAGGGAAGAACTATGTCCACACACATGTCGTGTGCTTGAACTCAGAATTCTATCTCCGGGAGACACCCGACTCAACTTTTGAGCGGATTCACCCTTGGAAGATCAATCTGATTTACGGACAAGATTCTGACGCTGATGGTGGCCTGTTTGGCCAACATGTTTCGCGTCCCGAACACCTGCAACTGTCAACGCTGGGAGCCATGGCTCGCACGATGGTTGCACACCAAACCGATGAAGACAAGGAGAAGTTACTTAGTGAGTTTATCCGTAATAACTCGAAGACATTGAAGTCCACCCAGCGTTGCTGGTGGACCCCTGAGGAGTTGGGGGGCGTTGGTTTGCCCTTGTCCCCTGCTACAATCGGTCGCGTCAATGATGACGGTCGACTGGTAGCAAGTTACCTCATGTCTCGCGTCCTACCCGAGGACGCACTAGGTTACGCTGCACATGGCAGCCCTGACTTCACGTTCGCATGTAGACAATGGATGTCGGATTGTAACCGGTTGTACCCTGTGAAGGGTTACACGTACCGGTGGTTAACCGACTCCGAAGTTTCTGCGCCCCCCCCGATCCAATTGAAGAACTACATTGGACTTGGTGCTGCGCCGCAAAAGGCTGAGTACATCGAGAACTACCGTGACCTATTTAAAAAGGTCCTTAAGGCGAAAAATTTCTTAACGCCATGTTCCGACGAAACTCTGCTGAAGTTCGCGGCCAAGCCCAGACGGGCAGGGTGGGTTCGAGGTGATCCCAGTGAAAACCTTACGATTGATGACTACGATTGTACACTTACTACTTGTGATGTGGTGGTGGCATGTGGGACGGAACAGTCCCCGATCGGGTCCGATCGTGTCTAGATTAGGCTTCTCTAGACAACAAACAATTCTTACCGGCTTTCCTCCAAGCTGTTTAGGTGAGTCCCTTATGCACATTGATAAGGAAGGGTACCCTACATGGGTAGTAGAGTGGACGTTAGATGATTGATTTTGTGAGATCCCCGACAGCATAAAAATGCGGACTGGTCCTCCAAATGATTAACCTAACGCCAAGCGACTCCAGCTCTGGTATGGATACTAGTGGAATACTATGTAACGCGCGCGTAGATGTCATCTGAATAAGATGTATCGACGGGGCTAAACCCCGTTCCCTTCTGGGATCTACGAGTAACGTGCGTCGCCCCCTCGCGGGGGGGCCTTGACATGGGAACATACTACTATACATACTAACCTGGGGGAACGATTAGAAGGGGCGGCACGATGCACACCTCAATCCGTTACGTTCACTCCC